CTCTAGGGTTGCTGAGAGCAGTGCCAATTTGTCGCTGAGTAGTGGCTGTGGGGAACACCCAACCGTCGGCTTTGTTGATTACCTGTCGAGTAGCAGATGGCCCAAGGTCTCTAATGGCACCAGTGCCCAGGCTGATGGCTTCGCTCTTGACCACTGATCTAAGATTTTTACCTTTGAAGGTATTATAAGTTGCACCAGCTTTTTGTGCAGCGCCAATCAGACCGGCCACTGATCCAGACTCTAAGTCTTGCAAAATGCCTTGACCAGTGTTTAGTAAACCGCCTTGGCCAAAAATACTGGCTGTTGATCCAGCTCGTGCCAACGGACTGCGTTCTGTATCATAGTGAGCAGTGTCTGGCCAGGATACATTGGCGTCAGGCTTGCCCAGTGCACCGCTGAGATATTTTACAGTTTCATACTTGATGGTCATTGAATTCTGCATGATACCATTGCCTTCGCTGTAGTTGTAAGTATCATGATTGAAGTTGGATATCACAGGATTGATCAAGATATACCTTGCATACTTGTGTTGATCAAATCCGTAGATCTGTATGTCTTTGAAGAACGGTGGCTTGCCCGACGCAGAACTAGTACCGTCCATGAAGTTTTCGCCAATGAAACCCCAGTCACTGACAGATCTATTTTGACTGTAGATATCTCTATTGTTGTAGTCAAAGGGCACTTGATTGCCAGTGATCTGACCAATACTGCCATTGGTAGTGGGTGCATTTGGTACGTATTTTTGTGCAGGATCTTTGTAGTAGTATGAGTAGTACTGATACCACATTTCACGAATGTTGTCGCCACCGTCGTCGTGAAATGTTATGGTCACAGGTTCATAGTTAATCTTGGTCTGTATAACACGCTTACGATTGTATTGATTCAGAGTTTCGGTATCTATGCTGAATTTTGGCAAGTCAATGGTTTTTACTGCTAGGCTAAGATTGTAGATATTTTCAGGATTGAAAATTTTAGTACTTTTTAAAGATTGTATTTCATTGTAGTTCACAGTAAAAACTACATGAAATAGAAATTTGAATCGAGGTTTTAATTCGTATGCGTTGGTGCGAAAGGTTTTGCTTGCGTGAGTGTAATCACGCAAGCTGGCCGTGGCCGTGAAACCTTTGAGAAAGTCTTGACCAAAACTGGACATGGCCTACGCCTTATTAGGCGCCTTGGCCTATGCCTGTTACAACGTCGTTGACTGTGCGGCCAATAACACCACCAATACCGCCGCCACCTTGATTGCCTTGGTTAGCGTTGTCGTAAGCAATGGTCAGTGTGATTGCCACTGGTTCATTGGTGCCGTAGTTCATTGGACCGTAGTCTGCGGCTTTGAGATAGCAACCATACAGTTCCCATGACTCCAACACAATGGGTTCATTGGCACCGTTGCCGCCATCAAGAATTTCAAACTTGGTCAAAAACTTGTAGTCAATACCTGATGCAGCTGAACTCATTTCCAAAAAGTCCATCTGTTTTTGCAACTGTTCGCCAATCAGCTTGCTGACATTGCCTGATGCATCGTCACGAATTTCAGTTTGTACATCTGCCCAACTGTGACGTCCAGCCAGTTTCAATGTGGAATTGTAGATTGGCAAAGAAATTTCTTCAAATGTGAGATTGGGTCTTGAAAAACTCACAACCTGTTTGGTCAACTCAGTGGTCGGTGTTGATACGCCCAGATTTTCAAACATCACTCGGAAGCGATATCTCAGTTTGGGCATCAACAGACCTTGTGTGCTTGCACTTTGATCGCTGGCAAGCGGTACTGTCATTTTGTTTAGTGATGAACTTGGCATGTGTATCTCCTATGTTTATTTACCTGTGACACGAGTCAAAAAATAGGGCCGGAGCCCTACTTTTTATGCGCCTCCTGCAATCTCTCCAGTGTTCTTGATACGCAGCGGTATGTAGATAAACTCCACTGCCTTCACTGGTTCAATGGCCACGTCAACCCACAATTCATTGGCATCAATGCGGGCCGGAGTGTTGTTGCTCAGATCGCACACAACCAAGTAATCGTACAATGCACGTTTTGCAACCAAGTCTACCATCAAGCTGTTGATAGTGTTGGTAATTTCATTTCGAGTGATTTGGTCATTGGGTTCAAACAGGTACAGTTTGCCAATTTCTTCTAGGCGTCCACGCATGAATGCTACCAAACGTGCCACATTGATACGATCCAACGCAGTGGTTGTTGTAGTAGATGTCTTGTTACCAAAGTTTGTAATACCCACACCGTTGACAAAAGTGATTGGGTTAACATTGTTTAGGTACAAAATATCGCGCAGGGCTTGGTTCACGCTCAGTGACACAAACTCACCAGTGGCACTGTCAATGTAGCCCAGTTGTAAAGCGTTGTCAACAACACCACGACGTGTGCCTGCTGGAGCCAACCATGGGTAGCTCACAGAGTCGCTGCGAATAATTGTACGCATCATCATGTGACTTGGAGCAGTGACCACTGTGTTACCACTGAGGTCTGTGGTCTGGCAGCTGGGGTAGAATGTGGCAGCATAGTTGCTGGTAGCCGCTTGGCCATCACCTGTGGCAGTGCCCAAACCACTGTTGTTGGTAGCCCATTCAACCAAACTGTTACCGTCGCCTGGCAGGCGCATTGGAGTGTCACCAACCACAAACAGGGTGTTGTTACGCTCATTGCTCAAGGCAATCATGTTGGGAATCAGTTCAGGATAACTGGTAGCTGCAATCAAATTGTATTGTGCAGTTTCTTCTCGAGCTCCCAAACTGGTATCTATACCCGATTTCATGGCTGCAACAATCATTTGTCGTTGAGCTTGACGACCTGAATACATTGCGCCATTGCTCTTTAGACCGCTGGCAGATACCCAAGTGTATGAATACTCAGGCAAGTTACCAATGGTTGCTGGAGAAGCAGGGTTATATGCTGGTGCATCAGGATAGTTGGCAGAAGTAAAATAATTGGTTGTGAATCGCTTGATGTTGTATCCTGAGCGACGTGTGTTCCACAACAGCATGCCCTGTGGATAAAGGGCTGCAGAAGGCGCATCAAGGTCCAAATAGTTGCTGGTCAGCAAACTTTCAATGGTAGCAATTTCACCAGCAGCAGGATCCACTGCGCCGCTGGCTGCCCAACGTGCATCAGCAAAGTAGATACCGTTTTGTGTCACAGCATCAGCAGTGTCAATGGCCACCCATTGATCTGTGCCGCTCACTGATTCCCAACGATACAGGCTTGGATAGTTTTCTAGATCACTGCTGTCTACCCAAAGATCACCATATTGCAGTGGACTCAGAGCTGAATCAGTTTGCGTGGTTGGAGCTGTGGCTGCGATGATTGGTCCAGTGGCATTGCACAGTGTGAGATCATAACCACGAACATCGTTGCTAACGTTTTGATAACCCACCCAAGCACCATTGTTTTGAATCATGATGTCAACTTGATCAACTGAGCTGTAGTACCACAGACGACCATTGTCTGGATTGGTATCAGGTGATGTTGGACTAGAGATGTAAGTAAACAATGGTGAAGTAACAAAGTTACTGGCCAAAACACTAACTCCATCAGCACTCAGACGACATTTGGGTGTGTTCACTGTGATACCTGCAGTGGCCAACGCATTGCCTGACACATTGAGAAATGATATTGGGCCACCTGTGCTTTGGGTAAACACAATGTTGCCAGCACTGTTTACACTGGCACTGACATATGGAACATTGGCAGCCGAAACAGCAGCCAAGAAATCAGACACCGTGCCTGTGCCACCAATGGTCACTGTACCAGTGTTATTGACCACTGTACTACCTGGCTGGGTACTGCTGATTGTAAAACTGTTGCCTACAGTGAACGCTGTGCCAGTGGGCACAGTGGTTCCTGTGACAACCATTGCGCCCAGAGCAATTCTTTCATAGATTTCAAATGCCAGGCTTTGCAATGGAGCAACTTGACCAGTTTCAACATTAGGCTGTACAAAAACTGAGCCAACTGGAATGTTTTTGCCGCCACCAGTGGGGTCTTTGGCAGCAATGTACGCAGCTTCGCCTGGATATGCAGGGCAGTCCACAGTTACCCAATCTCCTAAAACTGTGTTAAATTGTTTAATTTTAACACTGAGACCGTTGTTGACTGCGCTGATATTGTTCCACACACTGCCAGTGGGGCGTGGTTGAAGTTGTGTAGAACTCCAACGCGGAGCTTGATAACTGTAAGACGCAAAGTATATTGGAGTGTAGTATTCTTTGGCTTCTATTCCCAATGCTGCCAACAGTGCAGTGCCACCTGAACCAGCTTCGATGCTGACAATACCTTCTGTAGCTGTGCTGCCGTCATTGGTGGCTGATTCATCGGCATAGATATACAACTTACCGCTCACTGATGCGGCAGTAACACCAGTAATAGCAGCATTATTGATGGCTGTTGCAAAACCAGCTACTGTGGCCGCAGTGCCACCAGCACCCACTGTACAAATTGTGTCGTTGATAGAAATAGAGTTGCCTGGGGTCAACGAACCAGGAGTTCCAGTGCCAGTGATGGTAGGCCACGACACTTGCCATGCAGCAGTGCCCACCTGAACCCAGATATTGCTGCTGTTTTTATACCAGCCATTAATGTGATTATCTTCTGTGTTGTCAAGAGCAACAATGGCATAGTCGCCAATGCTGCCAAGACTCTGTAATGGAGTAAAATCGCCACCATCGGCATCTACCACATCAGTGGTGCTGTTGTACACTGTGGGAGTAAGCACAGTGAAACTGTTGGTGCTAGCATTCCATTCTTGAATGCCCCACACAGTGGTGCTGGTATCTAACCACCAAGTGCCGTCAGCGGGTATGCCCACTGGGCGACTCAAAGAAGCTGTGAGTTCAGTGAGGTCAATGTCCACACGCTGCACATAGGCACGATTGGTGATACCCAAAGCACTGTATGCTGCCAGCAATCCATACTCATTGAGCTCGTAACCATTGATTGGTGTACCTGCTGTGGTATTGTAGAAGAAAGGCACACCAAAAGTGGCTGCCAAATCTCGCTGACTGGTAATTAAATAAGTTTTGTTGGCATTGGCCGCCAAAGTTCCAGCTGCCACCAGAGTACCAGCGCCTGATACTTTGTTTTGCGCAGTGGCAATCAAAAAGTAGGGAACTGTGTTTACAGCTGATGAAATATATTGACTTTCGTCAATTACTGTTACTTGTACGCCAGGTGATAGTAGAGCCATGGTTGAGTCCTTTTCAAGTTCTAATATTTATTGAAACAGTGAAAAAACAGTGGATGATAAATACCTTTGTAAAGGTTTAGGAAATTATTATGTCTACATACCAAGGATTCATCTATGAATGGACCAACAAACTTAATAACATGAAGTATATAGGAGCACACACCGGGCAAGAGGACGACGGGTACATCGGCGGCGGCAAAAAATTTAGAGATGATTTAAGAAAATTTGGGCTCATAAATTTTGAAAGAAAAATTTTAGAGTACATCGAAGATGCATCAAAGATCAAAGACCGAGAGA